ACAGCAGCGGATCGCGGCGGAACTTGAAGCCGCGCTCCAGCATCTCGATGATCGAGCGATCCGGAAGCTCGTGGACCTCGTCCGCCAGCACAAAATAGGGCCGCGGGCCCGAGCCGGTTTTGCCGGTGTCGCGCGAAACCGGGCGAAAGAAGCTGCCCGAGGACAGGTGCGCAATGTTGAACTCGCGCCCCGGGCCACCCGAGAACTCAAGTCGCCGTGCCAGCGCGGGCGATTGCCTGACCATCCGCACCGCATCTCGGAACAGGATGTTGGCCTGCTCCTTCTTGGCTGCAGCCGCATAGATCTGAGCGCCAGCTTCCTTGCAGGCGGTCATCCCGTAAATGCCGATGCCGCCTGCAACCGGTGACTTCCCGTTGCCTTTGCCCTGCTCGATGTAGGCGCGGCGGAACCGGCGGCGCCCATCCTTGCGTTTCCAGCCGAACAGCGAGCCGACAATGAAAGCTTGGCTCGGCTCAAGCCGGAAGGGTTCTCCTTCGAACTGGCCCTCGGAAAGCTTCAGTACCTCCTCGAAGAAGGCGAAGGCATGATTAGCCGCATCGTGGTCGAACCAGATGCCATCCTTGCGCCTCAGATCCGCGATGTGCCGTTTGCAGGCATTGCGTACATGCGGTCCGGCTACAATCTCGCCTGAGACCACCGCCTTGGCATAGGCCAGTGTCCGGTCAGGCGAAGAAGCGGTCGGCGGGGTCCGCGCCTTCTTCTGGCGGCTGGGCCGCGATCCTGCTCCTGGCACTCGGCGTCATCCCGAATTCTGCGGCGTAACGCATCATGTCCGCCGCCGCCTTGTTGGCGGTGCCAACCAGCGGGTTCTGGATCGCATTGCCGTTCGATGTCTTGATCATGAGGCCACCGGTCAGCTGGTCCTTCTCGGCCATCTTCGCGATCGCGCGTTCGGCCTGGACCCAGCGGCCATAGGCCATGGCGTAGGCCGCGAGCGCCGCCCGATCGATCTCGGAGAGGATCCCGAGATTGTAGAGCTCGGTTGCAACCCGGTTCCATTCCTCTACCGCATCTGCATTGAGATGGGCTGGCGGCGCCGGGATGGCTGCCTTGGCCTTGGCCTCCTTGCGATTGACCTGCCGCTTACCGGGGTTGGACGTGACAAGCTTCAACTGCGTAGGCTTCGGCTTTCTGCCGGTAATCATGGCTTGGCTCCTCGCGCCTCGCCCTTCATCAATGCGTCAAAGACTCTTTGACATGTAAAACGATGTTTGACATAAGGCGCCATGGATATCGAGAGCATCACCCACAAAGGGCTGCGGCGGTTCTTTGAAACCGGCAACGCCAAGGGCCTGGTGGGAGATGCAGCGCGTATCCGTAAAATGTTGGCATTCATTGATGCGGCATGCAGCTTCGACGAACTGGCTGTGCCGCCCAATTATGGGCTGCATGAACTGGTTGGAGACAAGACCGGCCGCTGGGCCATGACTGTGACAAAGAACTGGCGCCTGACCTTCATCAAGATCGATGAAGCGACAATCGCCGATCTGGACCTGGAGGACTATCACTGATGGCTATGACCATGCACCCCTCGCTGGCGGTTCATCCCGGTGACTGGCTGAAGAGCGAGGTCGTCGACCCCCACGGCGTGAGTATCAATCGCCTCGCGGCCTGCTTCCATGTGACCCGCCAGACGCTCAGCAATCTCTTCAATGGCCACACCGCCCTTTCGGCAGAAATGGCAATCCGGTTTGAGAAAGCTTTTGGCATCAAGGCAGACACCCTGATGCGGATGCAGACGACTTATGATCTGGCTCAGGCCCGAGCCCACGCGGACGACATTGTGGTCGACAAGGTACTTACCGCAGCCTGAGCCGATCAGGCCGCCTCGGCTATTCCCGAACCGGCAATCTCATCGAAAGTGCGGCCATCGCCCTCAAGGGTTGCGGACTTGCCTGAGAAATCCTGCCAGCGCTTGATGATCACGTCGCAGTAGCGCGGGTCGAGCTCCATCAAGTGGGCAACACGGCCGTTCTTCTCTGCCGCAATCACGGTGGTGCCAGAGCCGGCAAAGCTGTCGAGGACGATGTCGCCACCCTTGGTGTTGTTCAGTAGCTGGTATTCGAAGATCGCAACCGGCTTCATGGTCGGATGCTCACCGTTGCGCGACGGCTTGTCGAACTCGAGCACCGTGGTCTGCTTGCGGTCGTTGGCCCACAGGTGGGCGGCGCCGTCTTTCCAACCATAGAGGCACGGTTCATGCTTCCAATGAAAATCCTGGCGGCCCATCACCTGGGATGATTTCTTCCAGATCAGACATTGCCGAACTTGCCAGCCGGCATCGCGTGCCGCCCCCCGGAAGTTGTAGCCTTCGCTGTCAGCGTGCCAGATGTAGAACACCGCGCCAGGCTTCATGACTGTATCTGCGGTAACATAGGCATCGCGCAAGAAGGCACGGAACTGCTCATCGCCCATGTTGTCATTCTGGATGGTCAGCTTGTCCTTGGTACCGCCCTCGTAGGCGACATTGTAAGGCGGATCGGTCAGCCACATGTCGACCAGCTGCCCACTCGTGAGCTTCTCCATATCATCGACGCTGGTGCTGTCGCCGCACAGCAGGCGGTGTTTGCCCATCAGCCAAACATCGCCCGGCTTGGTTATCGGATCAGCAGGAACTTCGGGCACTTCGTCCTGGTCGGTGTTTCCATCGGTCTTGTCGGGCAGAAGCTTCGAAAGCTCTTCGTCGGAGAATCCAGTCAGGCCGAGGTCAAAATCGAACTCCTTCAGGTCCGCCAGTTCAAGAGCCAACAGTTCCATGTCCCAGCCAGCGTTAAGCGCCAGCTTGTTGTCCGCGATGACGTAAGCCCGCTTCTTGGCATCAGACCAGCCACGCGCCACAATCACTTCGACTTCTGCCTGGCCAAGCTTGCGAGCCGCGAGCAGCCGTCCATGGCCGCAAATCACGCTGCCTTCTTCATCGATCAGAATTGGAGTGGTCCAACCGAACTCGCGGATTGAAGCGGCGATTTGCGCGACCTGTTCGTCCGAGTGCGTGCGCGAATTGCGCGCGTAAGGCGTAATGTCATCGATCGACCGGATTTCAATCTGCCGGTCATCTGCAGCTTGCGTCATGCCTGTCCTTGAAATGGCTGCGGCCACGGAAGCCTTAAGGCTCGCGGCAAATATTCAGATTCGTGGTAGGTTATCGAACCAGCAGGAGATCGCCTGTTCCGGTGACCTGCAGATCGCCCTCGCGCGGGCGGAAATAAGCCAGCTGTGCTGCTGCCCTCCCATCGCACTCGAAGGTACCGCGCGCGACAATAAAGCCCCAGCCGGCAGGCAATGCGGCTTCGCCAGCAACGCGGAGATGTTCGATTTCCCGCTCGCCGCTATCATTGCGCGAGAGGCAGACCCATTTGGCACCCTGCTCGCCCGCGGTAATGGTCATTGCTTCATGCCCGACCGCGTCGTTCGACCAGCCATGATCGGCACCGTTGGGAATCCAGCGCCCGACAAAGTTAAAAGCCCGCCCCGGCACCGCGCCGGACGTAAGTGTCGTTACGTCATGCATCGCCGGGTCGGTCACCTCTGTTGCATCATCACTGCTGCGTGAACCGCCCAAGGCAAAGACCCCATAACTGGCGCTGGCCGGATTGAGCTGGAAGGTGAAGCTTTCGCCCGGATCCAATTCGACCAGGTCGACCGAGAGCACGCTGTAGCGGAGCGACTTGTTCAGCATCACAGTTCTTCCGGCTCACGGTAAATCTCAATGCGGTAGGCCGAGCCTTCAAATTCCCCTTCGTGAACCACGGGTTCTTGGGAAGGCTGAGGCGGCAGAGCTGGATCCGGTTCTTCTTGCAAGGTCATCTGAGTACCACTGTTGAAGTCCCCACCCCGTCGAACGGTGAGCCGCTGAACTGAAAGGTGCTGGTGTTAGTGGTTGAATCGAAACCTGTCGTCGCCGCTCCCAGATCCGTGCCGTTGACAATCATCGTGGTCAGGAAGCCGGCAACTCCGATGATATTTCCTGGAAACTGGATCTGGGTTGACCCAATGACGTTGTAAATCGCTTTGATGAAGACGCCTTTGTACGTCGTCGGCGAAATGCTGCCGAACGGGTATGTAGCGATCGCGCCCGTCCCGGCATAGCCGGCGTAAACGAACGGAACTTTCCCGCCGTCCGTATAGCTGCCCTCGGTGACGATGATCGTCGTACCAGCTGTCTTGCCATAAAGGTTACCTAGCGAAATCGATCCCGTGGCTTTTCCAGCAAGGTTGCGCACGGCCGTTTCGCCAAGCGAAATCGCAGCGGTACTCGAGCGGCCCAACTCAACGTTGACAGCCGATAGTGAAATTGGACCGGAGGCCGGTAATGTCATCGGCACCCCTCCCATCGCTAACAAAGTCGTATGGGCCTAGATCAAGCCCAGCTCATTGAGTGCCGTTGCTGCATCGAGCAGCTGGTCGGTCGGGACCGAGATCTCGATGGTGAGACTGTCAGCGGCCGCAGTGGCGTAGACGCCGCCCTCATAAAGTTCCTGCTCGATCGTCTCGATCACCGTGACGATCCGGCTGCGGTCGAAGTTTTCTGGCAGCGTGCGGATCGCAAGGCGGATCGTGCTGGTGATCCCCGAGCTCATGCGGCGTGAGCCTGCAGGCTGAAGTAGAGGACGAAGCCCTTCAGGTAAGGCAGCCCTTTGGGCATCGCGATTTCGCGGACGGTTTCCTGGTTGATGGTCCATCCCATCCAGCGGGTAATCGCCGCTTCGATTGCT